GTTTCAGTGATGCCGTCTAACATATCTAAAATCTTACGCATATCATCACTATAATTTCCGGACATTTTTTCTTTGCTCCTCGATCTTGCGAAATTCTCGAATTTTTCTATTAAATTTATCAGGATCTTTATTTTTAATGGCAGATAGTAAACGTTTGGTTAATTCTTCTGATTCTTCTTCAGCAAAACTATCTTCAATTAGTTGAACTAGATTCATAGCACTTGCAATAATATGCGAGGCTCTAGCTTCGACGATGAGATGTTTGTCTTTTTCAGAAACTAACCTATCTAATTCTTCAATGAGATTAACAGTTCGAGGTTGCATATTAAATTCCTTTATCTACTGCCGAAACGATCAATGAAACGATTAATCATATCCGCAGCAAGCGATAGTCCTTCTTCTTTACCTCTTGCATAATCTTGATTTTCAGATAGTTCGGTATAGCTTCGTAGTTTGAAAGCTATATTACCAAGCTCTTCAAATAAAGGTTCAGATACATCGGAATTTAAATCTTCATCAATACTATCGAAGAGTAAATCTTCAGAAAGACGAACATTGGTTTCCGATAACTGGATATACCTTTGCATTTCCTTTAAATGATCAGCCATTAAAAATAATCTCCTACGATTCTAGCATTATTTAGTTTATATGGTTATATTCTATAACTATTTTAAGAATGGGCGGTATTGGATAGTATCATAGACGCTCGAGATGAGGTCAACAAAGATGCAGTCACTAAAGCAGCAACACCGTTAGTTACAATAGGATCATTAAAATGTATATGATGTGACATAGCTATATCTAACAACCAACTAAAGACGTCTACATTTGATTGTGCAGCCTTAACAATATTGCTCCATTCTTCATGGGTAAACAACATTTTAAATTGTATTGATAAAATAGGTTTATTGAATATGTTGTATGAAAGATGTTGCATATTAGCATCAGTATCTATGATATTTGGCACTCCACCTAGTGACAACCAACTAACATAATTTAAATCAGTTATAGAAACGTATCCTTTAACTTTTGTAGAATATACCTGTGATGTATTGCCGCCAACAACCCAATACCAATCCAATGGGTTGAATTGTAAAAGAGGTTTGGGATTAGAAACTAATTTAGATACTTCTGAAGCATTTTTGATAGTTACTGGCGGAGGAGGAATTGATTGTAGATATTTATCTAATAAATCTCCAGATATAACATTCCCATTTTCATCTGGTTCTAGCTTTACGCTAACCCTCTTAGCCCAACTATCATAATCTACTACTATAATTCCAGTAGCAGGATCAAACGATTGAATCGTATAAGTGTGAGTCATTAAAAAATCCTTTAAGAAATACGTTGTATGTAGGCTAACGCTAAATAAGGGGGTCTGTTGTCCCAAGCAGTTACAGTATGTGTATGAACACCATCGGCATTTATTGTATGACTATGCGATGCAGATCCTCCTTCATTACCTACTGATATAACTACTCCTATCCCAGTATACGCTGCATTAGAAACCGTACCCCCAACATCCCAACCTGGTCCAATGTTAATATTGGGAAAGGAGAATCCTGTAGATGCTGAAATTCCAGGATTTACCATAACTCCTCCACCTAAATTATGTACATGTGATGGATCTGAAACTGCTGCAGAAGCACTATGAGTATGAGAAGGAATATCATTTATTGTTAATGCATAAGCACCTGTAGTTCCTGCATGAGTATGCAAACCTGCACTTGCAGTTGTTGTGGTTTGAGAACTAATTCCACCTGTTGTACCTACTGCATAAGAATTGCCAGCGCCTACAATAAATCTATCCCGCATATCATATGTTCCATTAGTCCCGTCACATAATTGCCAATAATTAGGGATAGAAACAATACTACCGCTCCATATAATAATACTTCCAACGGGAAGTATTAAAGTTTCTAAATATTGAACAACTGCGGTTAATGATGTTATTTCTGTTTGTAAAGTTGTTATTTCGGCTTGTAAAGATGCATCACTATTAGAACGAACTGTTTCTTCTGTTACAAGATCTGATTCCAAAGCATAATTTACATTTGATGCACTAGTTACAAGTCCTTTTCCATTTACTATAACATTATTGAAAGTACCAATATTAGAATTTACGGTGTTTAAAGTAGTAGCGATAGTCGAATTTCCTGATCCACTTATATCACCATTTAATGTAATAGTTTTAGCAGCCACTTGCAAAGCAGTCCAGTCTCTGGTTGCAATTGGATGCCAGTTGGTCGGAATATCTGAAGGTTGCAAGTCGCTAATCGGAATACCATTGTATTGAATACACAAAATTCTATCAGAAGTATCAAACCATAACTGTCCATCCATTGGAGCATTTGGTGGTACAGTGTATGCAAAATTTTCACATAATTGAACTAAATCTTGTGCAATTATTGGACCATAATTAGGAATACCTCGTCCAACTAATGAAATACTTGACGACGTATTATCTATAGTATCGTCGCTTAGAACTACTAGTGTTGATGAATCTGTTTTTCTTATAGTATAAGACATGTGTTCAACCCTTAAAATAATCGTATACTATATTTAGCAGCTAGAAATATACATATTTAATCATTATTTCTAGCTGCGGCTGCTCTAATCATACTAGCTAAATTATTAGAACCAATGGATTGATTAGCAGGCGGGGTTTCTATTTTTTGTTGTATTTTATGTTTTTGTAACTGATTTTGTATATTAGCCAATCCCGTTTCATGAGAAGTTGTTTCCCCTTCCTCCATATCAGAAATTCTAAGACTATTTGGATCATATTTTAAATAAACTTTAGAACCTACACCTGAACTAGACCGCGTCTTTAAGAATTGTATTTGATATTCTCCGCGTTCCTTCATGGCAGTTGTTGAAAAAATACCCATAAGATTATCCGCTGTATTAATCTTAGAAATACCACCTGCAATGTGAGACATATCATAATCTTGTTCATTTACCGCGGATCTATTCAATTGACTTGCGCTAGAAATGTATATGTTCCATTCAAACGCTAACGCTCTCATTTCTTCCGAAACATATTTGTCTTTATTGAACGCACTATTGATATCAACTTTGTTGCTATTTGGGTATAGTAAATCCAAATAATCGATTAATAATGCATCAGGTCGAATTCCGGTTTGCACCTCATATTCTTTTAAATATGCTCGTATAACATTTACGGAAGTTCCGGCTTCTGGCATTTTCTTAATTTGAATTTTACCGGGTTTCTTTCCATATGTGCCGGTTTTAGCCATAATACCCAATCTTAAAGCGACATCTTCCATATCCTTGAATACTTGTTTAGTAGAAACCCCCATTAGCATGGCATCTAAACGTAACCCGATTAAATCTTCTGAAAGTTCTAACGAAATATATACAACATTCAATCCCATTAAACTCCAATTGATAGCTAGATTCTGCAAGAAAAGAGATTTACCGCCACCGCTAGGTGCTGCCCAAATATTCAATTCTCCCCTATTGAATCCACCATATAATTTTTCATCAATAGTTTTCCAACCAGTAGAAATCATACCGGTACGGTTCTTCATTTTTAATAAACGTTCTAAAGGATTATCAAAATAATCTGTTCCTAATTCTTTATTCAAAGAGAGCATCATATTCTCTTTGCTTCGACGTTCTAATTCAGAATATTCGCCCTTTTCTAGTAATTTTGGACCATCATAGATTAACGCTTCCATAGCTTTATGACGACAGAATTGTTCAATAGTATCTAAGAACCAATCAGAATATAATTCTGCATTATCAACCTTTATAATTTCTACACTTGATTCTGCTAGTATTTGTTCAGAACTTGGCAGTGTATTATAATCTTCTACGAATTGTAAAACATATTTTACAGCAGGCCGTAACCTATCATTCCAATATGAGGCTTTAATAATACTTTGACATCTTACAAATGATTCGCTAGATGAAATCATAAACTGAATTAATAATTTTTGGACTTCTTCGCTATATTCGATTATTTCTTTTGCCTCTTTTGCCATTAAATTTCCTTTTTATATTTCAGATCCATTTGGCGTCTAATATTGATATTAAGTTTATTATTGGTTCTCGAATCTAATACAGACCAAAGTGTATAAAGTTTACCATATTTTTTACTTGCGTCTGCTGCATCTTTAACGTCTGTATCCCAAGGTGGAAAACTAACAAACCAGTTTTCCCGTAATGCAATATCAACTAATGCTCCGCCTTCTTTTTCTCTATCTGGAAGAACTATTATCTTTTTACCGGTATTATTCAGCCACTGGCATTGATCCAAAGATAAATGATCGCCCAA